TTTGAAAAAGGGAATGACCCAGATGTACTTGACTTTCAGTTTAAATATCGGAAGGTAGAAACACTGAAGTGTGAATATAGTAAATTCGTTGCAGTATTGGAGGATATGAAATGACATTTGAATTACCTGAAAAACCGAAAAAGACAAATACATCTGCAGATTTTGCTAGTTTAAGACAAGCCGTTGATGAACTAGATAAGTTTGATTATGCTTGGAAAAGTTATGCTAATAAAGCTGACCGTAAACTTAGCGCTGCAAATAAAACCATTAAAGAACTAACAGCAAAAGTTATGGAATTGGAAAATGAAAATACATTCTTGAGAGACAAGCACACACAGTTCGGAGCGAATGGCATGGCGGTAGTGCCAATTACTAAACCACTACCAGAAGTACCGCAGTTCGTGGCTGAATTTATTGAAAGCTATAAAGACCGAAGAACTATTTACGGTGTTTTTGATAAAATTTCAAAAAATCGAAAAACATATCCTAAATTATATGAATGGGTATTTGAAGATGAAAATAGCCAAGCAACTTTCGCTCTAGCATTTATCACTGGCAAATATCAAGTCGAAAAACCGCAGCTGTTCTATTTGAGAGATGAGCTAACTGGACAATTCCTTGCGAAAGATAATCAGTTTAAAGACAGGGATAGATACTTTTTTGGACTGGAGAAGACCCACTTACGCATTCTATTGGCACAGCGTGGAAATTAACCTTCACCAAGCAAGAAATCGACAGCATGCAAACTGGTAGTTACGAAAAAATTGAGGTGGCGGAATGAACGAACTAAATGAAGCTGTCAAATCATTCATCAAGCAACATGGTGAAAGCTCAACAGTTACGATAGACGACAGGCAATTATTTCGCCGTCTAAGAGAGTTAGACGAGATGGACGATAGAATGTTTAGGAAAATCATGAACGAGCTTACGTTTGATTTCTGCAGCGTAGAGAATGGGTATGAGGTTTGGAGTTATGACATATTATGATAGACGAAACGAGGCAAGACGAATAAGTATTCTTGCTAGTAGAAATGCACCAAAAGAAATCAGAATGAAAGAACTTGAAAAAGCGAGTGAAAGTCAATTTAATCGAGAATTTCAAGCTGATTTTCATAAGAGAATTGCAGAGTTAGGAGTGAATAAATGAGTAAGCATGACGAAAATTTAAAAGAAGCATTTGAGATTTTAAAAAATACAAAACTTGATGAGTTACTGCAAATTGCAGTTGAAGCAATGGATGATGCAGTAGTCGATATTGAAATGGAAGCAAATCAAGAGTGGCATGCAAAGATAACATTGGAGAGTGCTTTGATAGATATTGCAGAAAAATTATCAAAGCGAAATCGACTGGAGGTACTGAAATGACAGAATATGCAGTATATAAAGGCGATGACTTCATTGCTCAAGGAACAGCAGAAGAATTGGCTGAACGGTTTAATATCAAACCGTCATCAGTAGTGTTCATGGCAAGACCAGCTAATCTAAAACGTGATAAAGGGAATAGAAAGGTGGCGGTGAGAGTATGACAGCTGAAACAATCGTCAGAGACTACCAAACTCACTTGCTAAAAATCATATTCAAAGAAACTGAAGGCCTGATCTTGAAGAAAGAAAAAGCGGATAATAAAGCGCATGAGTTAGCTAGTAATGGGCACTCAGTTAAGACATCAGCACACTGGAAGTCAGTAGGTAATGCAGAATTCTATATCAGTGAAATGTACCGCAGACTAGACACACTCGCTGAAATGGATAGATTGTTTCATTGGTCAAGTAGGTTGCACCAGGACGGTTTGAGCTTTGTTACTAATTATCCTAGGACGATGAAGAAGTATGGATTGAGAGGAAAGGTTGAGTAAACTAATATTTAAATGCTCCAACTGCTCAAATATCAGAACGGTTGAAGATGAGCATATCGGCGAACGCATGTTCGTGCCACGCAATGTGTTATGCGATGTGTGCAAGGAGAAAGCGAATGATTGAAACGATACTATGGATACTCGCAGGCATTGCTTTACTTAGCGCTAACGTGATTGTCTACTGGGACTGTAAGGAGGAGAAGGAATGAGACGAAGAAAAAGTAAGGTATTAAGAAGTTACCTGATTGATTTTATCTGCTTTATGTTTTTGGGAATGACAGTATTTGTTGTTGTGGATAAGTTTATTGAAGGTGCGTCACCTTTAACTTGGATACTTACTATTGTATTGTCTTCATGGTTCGCTTATTCATCGAATATTACGGAGGATAAGAAATAAAAAAACTACCACCATATAGGTAGTAGTTACTTGTCTTATTAGACTAAGTTTTCCAAATTTTTAACTGCATCTTCAATGGTATTTCCTGAACCATAGATTTCTGAATTATCAGTAAGGTTTGCTCTAAAAATATCATTTGAAGTATCAAGAGTTACTGTATATTTGAAAAATTTATTTTTATTAGTGAATGTCATATTTGCATTCTCCTTTCTTAAAACTACGAAAGGCATAGCGAAACTCTATGTTCACAATTATATCACGATTAACTCTGAAAAGCAAAAAGCCCACTGCAATGGGCTTATCCTGATAGTTTTCGTTAACTATATTATAACAAATTAGGAGAGTTTAGTAAATGGCAGACAGATTAGATTTATTGATTAGTGACTATATGACTGGTATGCTTCAAGTTAAGATTAACGCTAGAGAGAAATGGATTACTAGACAGACCCATGAGGAAAGGATTGGAAGTGGTGGAAGCAGCTCAAACACAGCGCCACAAGAAAGACGACTGCTCATTATAGAAGGCGATAAACAACTTCAATTAATGGTAGATCAGAAAGAAACATTAGATGAACTTATGGATGTGATTGAGGGTACGATTGTCAAAGAAGTTATTAAGCTAAGGTTCAAGCATAAGCTGCAATGGGAAAGGATTGGTATTAGATTACATACTGACCCAAGCGCACTAAGAAAACAATATGTTAAGTTGAAATCTACGCTCCGTGATGGACTCTGGGCTAACACATTAGACTGATTAGGTTGCACGTTTAAATCGCATAAGTTGCACACATAATGCCAAAGTTAAGTGAGATAATGGTAACATGAACAATTGAGCAATCAAACAATAATACTAATTCAAACGTGCAATCAAATGTTCATGAGCAGGTCAAGGTTCGAGTCCTTGACTTGCTTTTATTATTTATTAAGGAGGTGCACCGTGGCATTAAGAGCAGATAAACAAGGCCCCCACCGTGTCGCCTTTGATAAGAATAAGGCAAGGATACTAAAGACACAGTCAGTATGTGGGATATGTGGTAAGCCAGTTGATGTGAGATTAAAAGCACCGAACCCTTTGGCTCCAGCTATCGACCACATCGTGCCAGTAAGTAAAGGCGGACATCCTTCAGCGATGGAGAACTTACAGCTGACACATGCACAATGCAACAGACAGAAGTCGGACAAGCTATTCAATAGCAAGCAAGCGACAGCTGAACCGAAAGTTATTGGCAATAGGAACCTTCCTCAAAGCCGAGACTGGGCTTCTTACGAAGGAAAATAATATGAATAATAGCATTAATGAAGCTGTTCGCATAGACTATGTGAATGGCTTTTCTTTATCTCAAATAAGAGATAAGTATGGTCTTACGGTTAAACAAACTCATAGAATAATTTGGAAGAGAAAGTATAAGACAATCGTTCAAGGTCAGAGGGAATCAAAGAAGATTCGTTGTGCAATGTGCGCAAAAGAATTTGCAAAAACAAATGAACAGCATCTATATTGTTCGGAGAAGTGTAGGCTAAAGAATGAGAGGAAGCAAACAAGATCAACTAGGAAAGCTAGGGAAAGGGGAGCGGAAGTTATTGATAAAGGCATTACACTAGAAGCTCTTGCTATAAGAGATGAACAGACTTGTTACTTGTGTGGCCAAGGTGTAGACTGGCAAGACAAACACACTGAAAATGGCGTTATAATTTGTGGTAACTATTATCCAAGTATGGATCACGTTATGCCATTAGCAAAAGGTGGAGTTCATTCTTGGGATAATATAAAACTTTCGCATAGAATTTGTAACAGTGTGAAGAGTGATAAGTAGGGGGGGATAGGGACCCCTCACTCAGGCGCTTCGTCCTTCACGCCGTCACTGTACATTTTTTCTCGTGCGACTTCGGAAAGGAGCAAGAAATGAATAAAATTCAAGAACTTAGAAAAGAAAAACACTTGACTCTATTGGAGTTAGCAAAGATTTTTAATGAACAAAATGTACTAGATAGAGATGGAAAAACATTAAAGATTACCGATGGTCAAATTTCTAAGTACGAAAATAATTTACTCTCACCAAGACATGATGAAATATGGGAGGCTTTATCGGATATTTTAGAAGTTCCTATAACTTATCTCTTAGGATATGGAGATACTAAAAATAATTCTGCAGTAATTATCGGTCAACGCATCAAAACTATCCGCCTTAATAAAGGCTTGACACTCGAGGAATTTGGAAAACTATTTGGAGCTGGTAAAAGTAACGTTTCTAAATGGGAAAAAGGACTAACAATTCCAACACCTGAAAGGTTGAAACAAATTGCAGAACTAGCAAACATCACAGTTGAAGAACTAACAAAAAGCTCGGACTTAGTAAGCTTGACTCAAAACGAATATAATCATCTGAAAGAAATTGAACGTAAATATAATGAAATTAAAAGGTTGGTCGATGACTAATCTTTTTTATTAGAAAGGAGCTGATAAATTGGAAGAAAAAGGAATGGCTTATCTAAAGAATAAGCTAGCAACTTATAAGAATAGGGTCGATATGAGGTATAGCCAATACGCTATGAAGCATGTTGATACAGATAGCGGAATTACTATTTCTAGAGATTTACGTTCCAAATATAAAGCAATTCTTGGATGGTGCGCAAAAGGAGTTGACGGTCTAGCAGATAGATTAGTGTTTCGTAATTTTGCAAATGACCAGTACAATGTGAATGAAATCTTCGCCATGAATAACCCGGATGTTTATTTTGATAGTGCGATTCTATCTGCTTTAATTGCATCATGCTCCTTTACCTACATTTCTAAGGACGAAAACGGAAACGTTCGACTTCAAGTTATCGAAGCAAGCAATGCTACAGGAACAATCAATCCAATCACTGGACTACTAACTGAAGGGTATGCAGTTCTTGAAAGAGATAGCAGTGGAGTAGCAACTTTAGAAGCTCACTTTTTGCCAGATCGTACAGATTTTTATCATGCTGGATTTTCGCTTCCTGAATCTATTCCCAACGACACGGGAATTCCGCTTTTAGTCCCAATCATACATCGTCCAGATGCTGTTCGACCTTTTGGCCGTTCACGGATCACACGGGCTGGAATGTACTGGCAGAAGAACGCAAAACGGACTTTGGAGCGTGCCGATGTCACGGCAGAGTTTTATTCTTTCCCTCAAAAATATGTGACAGGCTTAAGCGCTGATGCAGAGCCGTTGGATTCATGGAAAGCAACAATATCAGCAATGTTGCAGTTTACAAAAGATGAGGACGGAGAAAAGCCTAGCTTGGGTCAGTTCACAACTCCAAGTATGTCGCCATTTACTGAACAGCTACGCACAGCAGCCGCTGGTTTTGCGGGTGAGACAGGATTGACACTTGATGATCTAGGCTTTGTGTCTGACAATCCATCATCTGTTGAGGCAATTAAGGCAAGTCATGAAAGCTTACGCCTTGCAGGACGTAAAGCTCAAAGAAGTTTAGGTTCAGGCTTGTTAAATGTTGCTTATGTTGCTACTTGCTTACGTGATGATTTTGAGTATAAGCGTTCAGCGTTTAACCAAACTACACCTAAATGGGAGCCATTGTTCGAACCCGATGCGAACACACTTGGTATGGTAGGAGACGGTGTTTCTAAATTGAACGCAGCAATGACTGACTATATTACTAAAGAAATGCTTGATGATATGACAGGACTTAAGGGAGCAAGCAATGAATGATGATATTGTTCCAGGACTACTTGAGTCTATAAAGAAAGATTTTAATAAACAACTTTCTAAAAGTTCAATTATCAAAGCAAAACAAAAACTCTTATCAGAAGGAAAAGCAACGTATATTGATGCAAACGATTATGCGGTCGAGATCGGAGAAATTCTTAAAAAGAGTTTTGAGCAAAATATCTCTCCAACATCATTACCCGATGGACGAATGTATTTCAATATCGCTGAACGGTTATTAAATACTACTTTGAGTGACAATCACAAAATCGTTTCTGATTATGCAGCTGAAGTTCAGGACCAACTCAATAAACAAGCAAGTATTAGTCTTAAAACACAAATTCCATCGTTAAATCAAGATAGAATTGATGGGTTGACCAACCGTATTTCTAGTGAAGTAAGTTTTAAAGAGATCCAGTGGATATTAGGCGAACCAATAATTAATTTCACTCAAAATATTATCAACGATTTTGTAAATGAAAATGCTGATTTTCAATATAAAACAGGATTAAAGCCAAAGATTACTCGAACGTTAATTGGTAAAGCGTGCAAGTGGTGTCAAGGGTTAGCTGGTTCATATAGTTATCCAGATGTACCAAAGGATGTTTACCGAAGGCATGAGCGTTGCAGGTGCATGGTTGACTATATTCCGGGTGATGGAAAACGGCAAAATGTTTGGTCGAAGGCATGGAAAAGTGAAGAAGAAAATGGTAAAATTGAAGCAAGAAAACAAATAGGCTCAAATATCTTTTCTAACTCAACCCCAGCGCCTTTTGCAAGAGCAGTTGAAGTGGCAAAATCAGGGCTTGACAAAGATATTGCGTGGCGAGTTACTGCTTATGAACCAGAGCATTATGTTGGTTCAAAGTTACATGTTTCTCCGGGCGGTTCTACAGTTGCGATCTCAACGACAGGTGATATTATTTCTGTATGTCGTGCGGATAATGATAATGTGCGTGGAACAGACTTGTTAAAATTAGCGGTCGAAAATGGTGGAACAAAACTAGATAGTTATGCTGGCAATCATTTGTTCTATACTAAGAATGGATTTGAACCAATAAGTTGGTGTAAATGGGACGACGAATATGCCCCTGAAGGTTGGAATGGTAAGCCTGAAAATATTATTTTTTACAAATATACAGGTAATTCCAAAGCTGAACTTAAACCAGATGATTTTTATAAACGTATAAGTGCATCTAGTGATTATGATGAAGCTGAAAAAATTAGAAATGAAGCGATTGGAGGGAAAAGTTGAAACCAACTTATCAAGAGTTTGTTGATGCGATAAAAATTTTATTCAAAAAATCGTGGTCATCACTATCGGATGATGAAATTAATCAATTTTTTGAACAGGAAAAAGAATATTTAGAAGTGCAGTATTCCCAAAACTGCAAAGAATTTGATGCTGGGGATATTACAGAAGAACAATTTAGAGTCGGCGGTGTATCATCGGTCGCGTATTGTTTAGAACTACTATATTAATTAAAAGAAGCTTGTTAAATTAACAGGCTTTTTCTTATGCCCAGCGACAGGGTTATCATGCAGAATGATTGAAGGAGGAAATAATGACTGCTGAAAAAAGATTTGGCAATCAAAATCCCACTCAATCGGTAATTCTTCCATATTCTAAATCACTATCTCAAGAGGCAATTGACCTCTATCACAAATCAAAGCACGATTGCTATGATTGGCAAGTTAATATGCTTGAACCAATCATGGCAGTTGACGAAGACGGCCTTTGGGTACATCAAAAGTTTGGTTATTCAATTCCACGCCGTAACGGTAAAACAGAAGTTGTTTATATCCTTGAACTTTGGGCATTGGAACGTGGGTTAAGCACGTTGCATACCGCACATAGAATTAGTACATCGCACTCATCCTTCGAAAAACTCAAGAAATATCTTGAAGATTCTGGATACAAAGAGGGCGATGATTTTAATTCGATTAAAGCGAAAGGCCAAGAACGACTTGAACTCTATAAAACAGGCGGAGTAATTCAATTCAGAACGAGAACATCTAGCGGTGGTCTTGGTGAAGGGTTCGATTTATTAGTTATTGATGAAGCTCAGGAATATACAACTGAGCAAGAGTCAGCTTTGAAATATACGGTTACTGATAGTCAAAACCCAATGACGATTATGTGTGGGACGCCACCAACGCCTGTTTCTAGCGGTACAGTTTTTACGAGTTACAGACAGAAAATGCTATTCGGACAAGCAAAGTATTCAGGATGGGCTGAGTGGTCAGTTGAAGATGAACATGGTATACATGACATCGAAGCGTGGTACCACTCTAATCCATCGATGGGTTATCACTTGAATGAACGTAAAATTGAAGCCGAACTTGGTGAGGATAAATTGGATCATAATGTCCAGCGTTTAGGCTACTGGCCTAAATACAATCAAAAATCTGCCATTTCTGAAAAAGAATGGGGGGATTTGAAAGTAAATGCCTTGCCAACACTCAAGGGTCAATTATTCGTAGGAATTAAGTATGGTAATGATGGTGCAAATGTCGCAATGAGCATTGCGGTTAAAACACTGTCAGGCAAGATATTCGTTGAAACCATTGATTGTCAATCAATCAGAAATGGGAATCAATGGATTATTAATTTCTTAAAAACGTCAGGTGCTGAGCATGTTGTAATAGATGGTCAAAGCGGTCAAAGTATTTTAGCGAGTGAGATGAAAGATTTCAAACTGAAAGCACCAATACTTCCAACAGTAAGGGAAATCGTCACAGCTAACTCACTTTGGGAACAAGGAATATATCAACAAACGCTCTGCCATGCAGATCAACCGTCACTATCAAAAGTTGTCACCAACTGTGATAAGCGGAACATCGGAACAAGTGGAGGTTTTGGTTATAAGTCTTTGTTTGATGATATGGATATTAGTTTAATGGATAGTGCGTTGTTGGCGCACTGGGCTTGCAGCAATGTTAAGCCAAAGAAAAAACAACAAGTACGGTATTAATAAGCGGCGATTTGTCGCTTTTTTTGTACCAAAATTACCGAACTGCAGGGCAAAGCAGGAGAAAGGATTCTACAATGTCAGAATTTAAAGCTATTGAAACTCAAGAGGAACTAGACAAAATTATCGAAACTCGTCTAGCTCGTCAAAAAGAAACTATTGAAGCAAAATACGTCGATTATGATCAGTTCAAATCACGTATTACTGAACTTGAAGCTGAAAATTCAGCTCAAAAAGCAACGCTTGCAGAAACTGGATTGGCAACTAAGTCATGGGAACAAAAAGAAGCTGAATTTAATGCAAAAATTGCAGGTTATGAGACTGCTCAACTAAAACAAAAAGTCGCATTACAAGCAGGACTTCCTTTTGATCTCGCAGACCGCCTTAAGGGTGACAACGAGGAAGCTTTGAAAGCTGATGCAGAACGCTTTGTAGGATTCAAACCAAAGCCACCAGTTGCACCACTAAAATCTGTGGAACCACAATTAACGGATAACAAAACAAAAGCATACAAAAATTTAGTAAATGGGCTAAATACAGAAGGAGAATAACATGGTATTAAACAAAGGAAATCTATTTGAAGCAGAATTGGTAACAGACCTCATTAACAAAGTTACAGGGAAAAGTTCAGCTGCAAACTTGTCACAACAAAAAGCAATTCCATTCAATGGGGAAAAAGTTTTCACATTTACGATGGATTCAGAAGTCGATGTTGTTGCTGAGAGCGGCAAGAAAACACATGGTGGAATTTCTATTGCACCTCAGACAATGGTACCGATCAAAATTGAATATGGGGCACGTGTTTCAGATGAATTCATGTATGCATCAGAAGATCAAAAAATCAATATTCTTCAAGCATTTAACGAAGGATTTGCTAAAAAAGTTGCTCGTGGTCTCGATTTAATGGCTTTCCATGGAGTTAACCCACGTTCAGCAACGGCTTCAGCTGTTATCGGAAACAATAACTTTGACAGTAAAGTAACTCAAGCCGTTACTATCCCCAAAGGCATGGCTGATCCAAATGGAGCAATTGAATCTGCAGTTGAAACTATTACAGGAGCAGATGCAGAAGTTACAGGTATCGCTATCAATCCTGCGTTCCGTTCAGCATTAGCTAAACAAAAAGACCAACAAGGGAATGCAATGTTCCCAGAACTAGCTTGGGGCGCTGCGCCTACTTCAATTAATGGCCTACCTATTGATGTGAATCGCACAGTGTCGGATATGGCAACTCCTAATGATCGTGCTATTGTAGGCGATTTCGCAAATAGCTTTAAATGGGGATACGCTAAAGAAGTACCGCTTGAAGTTATTCAATATGGTGACCCTGATAACTCAGGACTAGACCTTAAGGGTTATAACCAAGTTTATCTTCGTGCAGAACTCTATTTGGGTTGGGGAATTTTGGATGCCTCTAGCTTTTCACGTATTGTAGAGGCAGAAGCTTAAGGAGGAAGTAATGCGATACATTAACAGCAAAACAAAAGCGTTTATGGATTCAGAATTTGAAGTTTCTGGAGGTGATTGGACATTATTAGAAGATAATGATACCGAAGATTCTACTGTGAACGACAATGATGAAAACTCAAACGAACAAGACAACGGTGAAACTGAAGAATCTGGTAATTCAGAAATGGACTCCATGACTATTGCAGAAATCAAAAAAGAACTTGATGCATTTGGTAAGAAATACAATCCAAAAGCTAAAAAAGCTGAACTATATGAACTCATGATGAAAGGATCTTAATATGGCAGACTTTGCAACAATCGACGATGTTACTAGTCTATGGCGCAATTTAGAAACTAACGAAATTGAACGGGCTAAGAAGCTGTTGGAAATTGTATCTGATTCTTTGCGGATGGAAGCTGACAAAGTCGGAAAAGACCTCGATAAAATGATTGAGGAAAAGCCTAGCTATTTTCAAAATGTCGTTAAATCTGTGACGGTCGATGTTGTTGCAAGGACACTCATGACTTCGACTGATCAAGAACCAGTTTCTCAAGCGATGGAAAGCGCATTGGGGTATTCATGGTCAGGTTCCTATCTCGTTCCGGGTGGTGGTTTATTCATCAAGAACTCGGAATTAAGCCGATTGGGATTGAAAAAGCAAAGGTATGGGGTGATTGACTTTTATGGGGAAGCTTAAAGGAATTACAGTTACAGTAATTGAGAAAATAGAGGCTGGAAAAGACCCGTTTGGAACTCCCATTTATGCGGAGAGCGAGGTGGAAATTCAAAATGTTTTAGTTTCTCCATCAACTACTCAAGATGTCATCGACCAACTAAGCTTAACAGGCAAAAAAGTCTCCTACACGTTGGCTATTCCAAAAAAAGATACTCATAAATGGGTAAATACTAAAGTTAAGTTTTATGGTGAGACTTGGCAAACGGTAGGTTATCCAATAGAGGGTATTGAGGAACTTATTCCGCTTGATTGGAACAAGAAAGTGATGGTGGAACGCTATGGCTAAGAATATCTTTAAAGTTAATCGAAGCGGAATTGCTGGACTTATGAAGTCTCCAGAGATGCAAGTCATCTTGGAAGAAAAAGCTACAGCAATTCAAAAACGTTGCGGTGAAGGTTACAACCACGATCTACATATTGGGAAAAATCGTGCGAACGCAATGGTTTTTGCTGAAACTTTCCAAGCTAAAAAAGATAACTCAAAAAATAACACAATTTTGAAGGCGGTACGGTAATGATCGAAACAGTCATCAAAGACTTTTTAGACGGTCATCTATCTGTACCGTCTTTTTTGGAACATCAAGGGGATATGCCAGAACGGTATGTTCTTTTTGAAAAATTAGGCAGTTCAAAAAGTAATTACTTAACATCTGCCACCTTTGCATTTCAAAGTTATGCGGAATCAATGTACGAGGTGGCTAAATTAAACGAAGAACTTAAACAAGCTGTAGAAAGCTTGATTTCACTTGATGGAATTGGGGGAGTATCGCTCAATAGCGACTACAACTTTACAGACTCACAAACAAAAAAATATCGCTATCAAGCGGTATTCGACATTAAATATTACTAGGAGGACTAAGAATGTCAACAACAGCTAATGTTTCGACTGCGAAACCAAAAGCAGCGGGTGCAATTTACACTGCACCATTAGGAACAGCACTACCAACCGATACCAAAACAGAACTTGACACTACGCTCTTTAAAAGTCTTGGTTATATTTCAGAAGACGGTATTACTAATAGTAATTCTCCATCGTCTGATAGTATAAAGGCCTTTGGGGGAGATACTGTTGTCACGTCTCAAACTGAAAAAGAAGATACATTTGGATATACACTTATTGAAGCGTTGAATGTCGATGTGCTTAAAGAAGTTTATGGGGCTGACAATGTCACTAGTACTTTAACAGAAGGTATCAAAATTACGGCAAACTCAAAAGAACTAGAGGAACATGTGATTATCATAGACCTAGTGTTGAAAGGTGGTGTGCTTAAACGTATTGTTATTCCTGTCGCAAAAGTGAGTGAGTTTGGGGACATCACTTATGGTGATTCAGATGCCGTTGGCTATGAAACTACATTAACTGCATTACCTGATAAAGATGGCAACACTCACTACGAATATATTCAAAATAAAACAGCAGAAACAGGAACGGGAACAGGTGAATAATGATTAAGGGAATAACAAAAGGCGGATTCCGCTATGAAGTAAATGAAAATATTGGCGATGATTATGAGTTACTTAAATTATTGCGAAAGATGGAAGATAATGGATTGCTCATTTTTGACATGGTCGAAAAAATACTTGGTCAGAAACAGGCTGAAAACCTTGAAAAATTCTTGCTCAAACGTGACGGATATGTATCTACAGAAAAGATCAGTAAGGAAGTTATGGAAATCTTTACAGGAAATCCGCTATTAAAAAACTCTTAACCCTCGCTGGAATGATGAATTTTGATGAGGAGGCACTGTTGTGTGACCTTGCCGAAACTTATCATATATACGATTTTGAACAGCTATCCCCTCAAAAGATAGCTGTTTTTTCTATTGGTTTGCGTGAAAGTTCGAGAATTAAAATGAAAATGAGTGGGCAGAGCATTTCTTTTGAAACAACTCTTTTAGCAGGTATAGCTGATAAATTAAGCGTGCTAATTTGGTCTAAAACAAAAGATGCCCAGAAAGGTGCTAACAAACCTAAATTAATATTGAATGAACTCAATAAAACAAATCATTCAGACGACAAAGAAATGGTATTTAATTCTGGTGAGGAATTCGACAAATACAGAGCTAAATTACTGAACGGAGGTGATTAAACATGGCAACTGAACTAGGACAAGCTTATGTGCAGATTATGCCATCTGCCAAAGGAATTTCAGGTTCAATACAAAGCCAATTAGACCCAGAAGCTAGTAAGGCTGGCGAAAGTGCGGGGTCAAAAATTGGAGGAAAACTCAAAATAGCACTTTTAGCTGCCGCTACTGCTGTTGGGGTTGCAGCTGGTAAGCTTATCTCATCTTCACTTTCTGAAGGTGCAAATTTACAACAATCACTTGGTGGTATCGAAACTCTTTTTAAGGGGAGTGCAGATCAAGTAAAAAAGTATGCGGATATAGCATATAAAACAGCGGGATTATCTGCTAACGCCTATATGGAAAATGTCACGAGTTTTTCTGCATCAATGATTAAATCATTGGGCGGAGATACAAAAAAAGCTGCTACACTTTCCAACCAAGCAATTATTGACATGTCAGACAATGCCAATAAAATGGGAACTAATGTCCAGGATATTCAAAATGCCTATCAAGGTTTTGCAAAACAAAACTATACGATGTTGGATAACTTGAAACTTGGTTACGGTGGTACTAAAGAAGAAATGCAAAAACTTCTTAAGGATGCCACTAAACTAACTGGCCAAAAGTACGACATTTCTAATTTCGCTGATATAACTGAAGCTATCCATGCCATCCAAACGCAGTTGGATATTACAGGAACGACTTCTAAAGAAGCAGCTTCAACATTTAGCGGTTCTTTAGCATCTATGAAAGCTGCATTTTCTAATGTTTTAGGGAAAATGGCATTAGGACAAGATATTAAACCGTCATTGAATGCTTTAACTGAAACAACCGCAATTTTTATTGTAAAAAACTTCATTCCTATGGTTGCAAATATTTTGAAAGCATTACCAGGGGCGATTGTTACCTTTGTTAAAGCAACGATTCCATATGTTAAAACAGCCTTCAATGACCTTATTACTTCAATTAGTCAGACTTTCCCTATTGTTGGGAAAATGTTTGATTTTATCCGCAATAATGCACAGGTGTTTAAAACATTAGCAGCAGTAATCGGCGGAGCAATAGCAGGTTTTGCTGCATTTAAGGGAGTAGCAACTATTTTTAATGTTGTAAAGACTGCAATTGTAGGCTTAAAAATAGCATTATTAACTAATCCGTTCGGTTTAATACTAGCTGCAGTTGGTGCCTTAGCTTCTGGTTTGATTTATCTTTATAAAACTAATGAAAATGTCCGAAACAGCATTGACAATATCATTGGTAAGGCTAAGACGTTAATTAGCAATTTTGTAAAATCAGATTCCGTGACAAAACTTTTTTCAGACGGTTTGCAAATCATTGCAAGTATTGGAGACAAAGTCGCTTCAATTATTGGTAGTATCGGAAAGAAAGCCTCCAGTTCTGCAGGTTCAGTAGATTGGTTTGGTATAGCATTTACTGCCATCAAAACAGCAGCATTATCTTTGTTAGGTCCTATCGGCCTAGCCATCAAAGCCTTTGACTTTATTGCAAAAGCTGTCGGTGGTGGTGATATTCAAAAAGGTATGAGTCAAATGCTTAACTCCTTTGGAACGCTTGCTAAAGGGATTAAAAAAAATGCTCCAGCTATGGGCAATTCTTTTGGTTCAGCAATTGAAGGAATTTTGACGGCAATCTCTGCTGCTCTGCCTAGTATTGTTACGGGAGGTATAAAGATTATAGCTGGGTTCATCTCAGGAATCGCAAAGGGGTTACCTAATCTAGCTGTAGCAGCTTTTCAATTGATAACTGCTTTTACTGCTTCATTGTTGTTGCTTGTTCCCTCAATTGTCCTGTCCGCGACCTCCATTATTGTTGCTTTCTTGGGTGCGATAACATCAACAATACCACAAATCGTTGCTGCTGCTGGAGGATTGGTCAATGCCCTTTTACAAGGGATTACCCAGCAAATTCCAAACCTTGTTGCAAGCACAGCCGGTTTAATTTCAACATTGCTGACTTCACTTAATTCACATTTGCCTGAAATATTGCAAGCAGGAATCAATTTATTGATTACCTTCTTACAAGGGATTGCTCAAAATATCTATAAAATTGTAAACACAGCAGTTAATCTTATGATTCAATTTGCGAATGCGCTAGTTTCTCGGATGCCAGACATCACAAATACAGCAGCAACGTTAATTGCAAGCTTTATCAATGGGATTGCAAATAATCTAGGATCAATCATTTCAGCGGCCGTTAATTTAATTGTTAAGTTTCTTAGCGGAATTGCAAACAAAATACCTAGCATTATTAATGCAGCAATGGGGCTTGTGGATGCCATGGTCAAAGGAGTGGTTCAAGCGCAAGGACGTTTACTTGATGCAGCCATTAATCTTATCAATGGCTTTGCAAAAAACATCAGGAGTCGACAAGAAGATATCCGCAAAGCAGCAGTGAATATCTTAGATGCTATCATCGGTGTTTTCGTTCCTAATTCTTTGACAAAAGCAGGAAGTGCTATCATTGATGGTTTCTTGAATGGCTTAAAAAGTACATGGGAGAGCGGCAAAAAGTTTGTCAGTGGTATCGCAGACTGGATTAAGGAACACAAAGGGCCTATCAGTTATGACCGTAAGTTGCTTATTCCTGCTGGTCAAGCCATCATGAGTGGATTTAATGACAGTTTGAAGTCTAACTTTGAGAATGTTAAATCAACCGTTTCAGGTATGGCTGGTGAAATTCAGTCAATCGTAACCAAAGGGATTGGAACGGATTTATTATCAAGCAGTCCACTAGATGCAACAATTGGAATGAATTCATCCATTGCCAATGCTCAAAGGGCAGCAGGAAGTATTAGCTTTGCAAGTTCTGAAGGTGCGAATAATAGTCCTGTAATAACAGCACCAATGAACGTTTATGTTCAAGAAAATCCATCCGTAAGAGAAATTGCAAGACAACAAATGTTGCAGTTGCAACGATTGGGCTATGAATTTTAGAAAGGAAAACTAAATGGCAGAATTACCAAATGTCATCATTACCTACCGAAATATATTAGGAGTTGAAGTAAAGATGGACCGTTATGGTCCTTTTTATTTACAAAGCTACGAGGGATTTGGCTCACCTGAAAATGAAGTAAGTTCACAAAAAATCTTCGGTAAAACAGGACAACGAAAAACGTCTAGTTCATTATCTTATCGCGACCTAACAATCGGACTTGCGATTAAGGGAGATGATTATGCAGATCTAAAAGAAAAAGAACATCAAATTATGAATATCTTAGTTCCTGACTTAGCAGGAACTATTTATATTCGAATAAATGATAATCTCTATTCAATCGATGCGGAGCCAATCAAAGGTTATGAAGCAAATGAAGCTTCGTCAAGTTCTAATGCTTCAACTTCAAAACTTCAATTTAGATCCTTAGATCCTGAATGGAGAGATGAAAACGTTAGAAACAAATCAATTATTTTGTCATCTACAGATAATAAAATGAAGTTTCCTCTTTCAATAACTACGGATTATGCTTTCGCAACGATAGTACCAGGGCAAATTATTAAAATCAGTAATAAAGGCGATTTTGCGGTTGGTTTTGAACTAAAGATGAAGTGTACATCTCAGGTTGTTAATCCTAAAATCTTAAACGTTCTAACTCAAGAATTTTTCGGTTGGAATGGAACTTTTGCAGCTGGAACAAGTCTTTTTCTATCAACCATTCACGGTGAAAAGAAAACGTGGTATCAAGGCGAAAATGATACTTCCACAACTAATGCAATGTCAATTCGGCAATCTGGTTCGACATTTTTTAGTTTAGATAATATTGAGGTAAATAATTTAGTCGTCCAAGCAGATACTGGAACGGAACATTTGATTGCTACTTTATCCTACACACCACTACTGATAGGGGTGTAATGATGGATATTGAGGTATTCAAAAGGGTTGGGACAACTGGGTTTAACTTCCAAACAGCTGGTATTTTGGAAAGTTTTAAGAGTCTTTCAGTTAATTGGAGGTTTTATACCTATTCAAAATTTTCTCTGACAATTCTATTATCAAACGTTAACTTAACAAAGCAAGAAGAACTTGTAACAACATTGCTTACGCCTGACAGTCTCTTAAATATAGGGGAGTGTTATTTCTATATTGACCATGTTCAATGCGACGATTCAACTAATGGCGAGCTTGTAATTAGTGGGAAGTCACTTAGAGCGAAATCCCTAAAGCGCATCATTTACAGGATTTACCACCAAACTAAACGGCCAGAACTAATTGTTTATGATCACTTGAATAATGAGGTAGTTAATCCATCGCAAGCTAACCGAAAAATTGATTATTTAGCACTTACTTCACCAAGTACTTTAACGACTGATTCAATAGATTATCAAAATTCTTACGGTATAGTCAGTGATGAGGTGGATTCTCTTTGTCAAACTTATTCATTTGGAATTAAGGAAAAGGCAACAAGTTTAAGCATACCGAAGAATTCATTAGAAATAGTCAAAGGAAATGATTTATCGGATACAGTTGAATTTAATGTTGAGTTTGATAATTTGATGTCTGAAAGTTTTGATGCATCTAATTTTGATGAGTCTACTATGGCTTGGGTATTTGGTGAGGGTGAAGGAACAGCACGGGTTAATGTAAAGCTCAATGACACACTTTCAGGACTTGAACGTCAAGAAATATATGTAGATGCCCGAGATATTCAAAAAGTCACACAAGATGGCAATGGTAAGGACATCACACTGACAGAGGCGCAATACAAAGCAGCTTTAACAAGTCGTGGAATTACAAAACTAGCTGAACAAGAAGCAGTTCTTACTCTTAACGGTGATATAGATCTAAAAAGTGATTTATTCATTTATGGTAAAGACTATCAAATCGGTGACAGGGTTCGAATCACAAGTAAATTGTTCAATTTAACTAAGACAGCAGTGCTATCAGGAATTGATGAAACTTGGGATGCATCGGGACAACATTTATCACCAATTTGGGATAAAGAAAGTCCGACTGTTTTTGAAATAATAAAAAGGAGATTAAAATGACACAATATAGTTTTCCATGGAATGATGTCAATGGGGACCGACTTTATGAATCAGATGACTTCAAACGATTCTTTTCTGCATTCCTAAAAACTGGTGTAGTAATGTCGAATGGAGACGGCTTACGTGTTAAATCATCGCAAAACGGAATGAATGTTCAAGTGGGAAGTGGTTCAGGAATTTTAGCCGGTGGCTCTTATATCAACGATGAAGCCATTGGTTTCCAAATTAATGTAGCTTCAGCAGTGCAAGACAGGAAAGATTCAATTGGCTTGCGAATGGACACAGGAGCTAGAGAGACATATTTGTACTATAAAGCAGGGGACACAACTGTCGCACGTAACGATACGACTTTTGAACTTCAGTTGGCAACTATTGATGTGGCGAAAAATGCTACTCAAGTTTCTGATGCGAATATCACTGATATGCGTGGAAATAGTTCCGTTTGCGGTTGGTCTACTCCATTTGATAACATCAACGTTGACGGTATGGTTGATCAATATAAAGCTATCTTTGAGCAGGGAGAGAATGATTTCCTAGTATGGTTTGATTCAATGAAAGACCAACTTTCAACGGATGCGGCAGGAAATTTACAGAATCAGGTAAATGATTTAAAAACGAAAACGAACGAAAATACAGCAGAGTTGGCTGGTTTGCTTGAGTTAGTTTATCCAGTTGGCGCATATTACTTTAGTTCGCAACCAACAGAACCAGCTACATTGTTTGGATTTGGAACTTGGGAACGAGTTAAAGGTCGTGGGTTAGTTGGGGTTGATGAATCTGATTCAGCTTTATCTAGCGGTGGCAAACAAGGTGGTTCAACAAATCCGTTGTCACAACATACAATTGCTCCTTCAAGTGGACAGTTCGTTGTCGCTCGTGGGGGAGGAAATCAGCACTGGTCTTCTGGTGGGGCGCCAACCGCCTCTTACGCAATGGATACAGAAAAGAGTCGAATCACAGTTGGTGATAACACTAACCATAATAACTGGCAACCGTTTGAGGCAGCCTATATTTGGAAACGTATAGCTTAGAAAGTAGGGGGTATGGAATTAAAACAGCTCGTAGAGCAGCATGAAACTAAACTCAAACAACATGACAAGGAACTGTCTCGGCTTAACGACATGTCTATTGAAATACAAAAACAAATGAGCGAAGGACTTGCTCGTGTAGATGAATCAAACCGTTTTTTAAGGGAACAGAATACTCGTCAATCAGAACAGAATGCGCAAATATTGCAAGCCGTCATCAAAGGCAATGAAAGTTCAGATGAACGACAGTTTCAGTTGAAGTTGCTTGATAAAACAAACTTTTGGAAATTGATTTTCGGAATTGGCGGAGCTTCGGCTGCCATATATACGATTATCATGGAAATTATAAAATTAATTAGATAAAAGAGGAAAAATAACATGAATTTAGACCAAATTTTAAAT